AAAATTCTAAAGTTAATAACTCTAGAAAAGGTCCAACTAAAGGCCAGAGCCGTTCCAAGCCCTAAAAAGGTAGGTCCTAGCGTGCGCCAATAGTTGAGGAATCAGAGTATGTTCTGCAAAGGACATGCCCTATTGACATATGGGTCGAATCCATGGGTAAATAGCGATATTTATCTTTTGGTGACGTCCGTTATGCTCAGATTCCAAAGCCTTACCGAAAGGATCTAGGTCAGGGGTATTCCTTGATCTCACCTCCAGACGGCGATTGCGTGTTGCATAGCTTCTTGATGTTTTTCAAGATGGTTTAGCATCATGATGGAGAGTTAGTTGAAACCGTGGAGTAGTTGTTGGCCAGTATAGTACTTTTGTACAATTAGAAGTCGAAAGATGGATAATTGGGCGAGAGTTGGACTACTAGGTTGGCATAAGCTTGCGGCATACCCGTCTTCTATGAGGATAGGTATCACACTTGGTCGAAGAACAACGTTATGAAGGATAAACAGGCTTACCGTGGAGGTATTGCTTTGCTAACTGCATAAATGTTGGGACTCAAATAAGTGTATAAGGGGCACTCTGGAGTATGCGCTCATAGAAATATGCAGCGCGGTACTTTGGCTCGTTTTAGGGATGTGTTGAGAGGGGTGATTAGAGGTGAGAATGTGACGCTTGTGGTCACTCAAACTTCAAGACGCGTTCCAAAATCGAAGAAGGTGCAGAGGGAGGAGGAGGTGACTGAGAAGCGAGGGAACTTATTTACAGCTTTGAGGAAGGCAGCTAAGAGGGTTTTGCCTCTAAGCACACCTACCATGGAGTAGTAGAGAAGTTGGGCTTATTTCCTAGTAGCTAAGAGGCTAAATTTGTAGAGTGTGAAGGTAACTTCTATCTCTTCTCAGATTTCGTTTGCTTTGGCTTCATCTTTGACGAAAAGAGATTATCCACAGTTCTGGACTCCTGCAGGAGAGAAATTGATCAAAATTTATGAATATAAGTTCGGATCTGATTTTAAGAAGTGGGCTCTAAATCGGCTTAGTGAGGGGAAGAGCTGTCTCGGGGAGACGGTCAAGGCAGTTTCCTAGGCTGCAGTGGAACTTAGGAACAGTGGTTCAAGCGATATTATCGCCATGATCAACCGATATCAAGTTGCAGAGTAGTTGTACTTGCGCAATAAGGGAGGACATCCTTTGATAAAGTAGATGATGAAGGTAGTGGAGCCGACGAATTGCTGGAAGGCCAATACAATATTCGGCGTTATGAAGGAGAACTTTGTAAACAGTTGTGTGATGGAGATGAGAATGGTAGATGCACATTTTGCCTACCTTGACTTGCCAAAAACGCAGATGTTGAAAGGTTTGAGTTTTGTACCGTAGTTTATTGTGGCGAAAGGTGGGGCTGATGTAGCTAAGGAACAGCCTGCTATGACTCGAAGGGCATTTAAGTATGCTATAGAGAAATTAGCAAGTTTGTTTCGTGTGCTTGGTCAGACGTTTGATTGTCAGATTTGGTCTGCAATTCCTCTCAAATATCGCTTGGCGTTAGCAAGCACTTTAGCAGCTGGACTCTTTTGGGGGACTAGCGTCTAGAGATCTTTGAAAGGTTTTTCGCCAAGGATGGTGTCACGCGTTGCTCTCGAGTCTTTAGGAGTACCGATCATATTGGGGTTGCACCATAATGCAGCTCCGATGGTGGTGGGGAAAAATTCAGATAAAAGAGCCGGACTTCAAGTATTAGGTTTTGGAAAGCAGAAGAAGGTGGTGAACAAATTAACTGGTGTCTTGAACCCAGATTTTGCAAGCGCCCTCCAAGCTTATGGATTAGGCATTAGCCGAACGGATATGGTGGAAGCCCCTTCTTTTAGTGGTGGACATCCTAACTGTAGAGCTTCTGTTGATATCCTGCAATCCTGGTATATGGAGACCTGTGTCCAGCGCATCCTCATAGCAATATCGAGGGGATAAAGGTGCATGATTGTAGATGTTGGAGCTAAGTTTCGTAAGATTGCAAAATTGTTACGTGACCGATTTCGTTCTAGCTTCTAAGACGTGTACCCTCCCTAAGTTGTTGCGGAGGCAGCGAAAGTCGGTTATGGGAAGTTGAGAAAGGAAGCCAAGCGTGTATTCTAGGATATTCGTACTATTGCTCCTGATGTCCCAACAGTGCTCGATGCAGTTCAGGCGGTGGTCGTGCTCCATGATGGAGTTGCGTACGCTATGGCTGACTACCATATGAGACCATAGGATGCGCTTGTGTATCCAGATTGGGTGGGTAGTGTTGTGTATGTACCGATTCGACCTCGGGAAAATGCATACGATCAGAGTTACTATGAGGCAAATTTGCAAGGGTATGAGTAAATGGATACATTTTTCTGTCCAATAACTTTTGCGTCGCCTTACGAAGGTAAGGTATAATAATGGGAGAGAGCACATGGTTTGTTGAGAGGTAACATCCATTACTTTCTGTTTGATGTCCATTATTATTTGGCTGGATGGAAACCTCGCAATGAGGGTCAAGTGTACGTGGTTGGAGGAGCATTTCACAATATAGCGGGTCTTTACTCGTTGCCTTGTGGATAGGGAGAGTACTTAGTACATCGAAAGGAGGGAAAAGGTTGGCTCACTATGTTCACGCGTAGTGCAGGTCAGTCTTATGACCACCCTTTGGTGAGCTTAGGAAATGCCTAGATCAGACTAGACTATGGTTGGTACGCTCACGTCGGTTGCGACGTTGTATCTACTCAATTATAGATTATAGCTGTTAATGTTCCGGTCTTCTTGAGGTAAGATTAATCTTATTTCTTGGAGCGAAGCGTCCAGGCGACTTGGATTGTGGGGCAGCTTGGGGAGCTGGAGAAGCTGGCTTCGACTGTTAAAGTGATACCTGTGCATAAGGAGAGGTTCCTGGCCAAGATAGTGGATGTTGATCGGTTAGCTAAGGCTTACTCAACATGTCCAACTGTCGAGGATGGAGAGAGATTGATAAGACGATGTCATGATTTCTCGAAAGGTCCAGCTTCGGTTGCTAGGGTTTTTGCTTTAGGAGTTAGAATGCCATGCATGAAGAGGAGGGTTCTTCTGAGGTTTCCGATCTCATAAGTTGTAGTCTGCCAAGATTATGATTATGAACGGAGAGGTCTCTTAAGATTCGTAGATCGTGAGCAATAATAAAATTTTGCAATGCGACCTTATGATTAACTGGAACGGCAAGAAGTGCGATTCGGTTGTGATATAAGGTAAGTCAAATTCGGAGGGGATTTGAGTTTTGCAGCGAAATTAGTTAAAGCAAGCGGGGCAGCGATATCTAAAAGAGAAGTAGCAGCTGTGGCTACATAGTAAGTGCAAAGGAATAGGCCAGCGAAGAAGGCTCCTTGTGTGTTGGGACTGGCGGTCCAGACACAAGGTAGCTTTTTCGTTAAACCAACGCCTTTTGTACAAGCTGTGTCACCGCACTTGCTCCCTGAAGGACGAGAGCATATAAGAGAGTCAGAGCTGACGAGGCATCAGGTGAACGAGTGGTTGAAAGACCATCCTCAAGCCGTGATGTTAGAGAAGGGAAAGCTGGTACCTTTCATGTCCAGAGGGGTCAAGACCAAAACAGGTTTTGACGTACTAGGGATGTGCGAGTATTAGTGGAGTGGTTTGGCCCCTCAAAATTCCATTTATAGTCTCTATCACAGACACCTTGCTCCTACTCTGCAACCTTAACAGGCTGTAGTTCGTAGGTTTAGGGGAATGTGTAAACGGTACTTTAAGTGGTTTGGAGAGAAGTGGTCACGCTAATTCGTCCCCCGCAGTTTTGATCCAATTATGTGGGTGAAGGAAAAGACTGAGTGGTCTTTGACGAAACGTCGCGCGTACATAGAGACTATCCTAACACAATTGGGAGAAGGATCTTCTACGTGGTCACGATCGTTTACTTCCATGGTGAAAACCGGCTAGTGTTACTACGGCCAGGGGCTCTAAGTGGATAGTAGAGGATTCTTGGACGGTCGGAAAGATCGCCCTCGTAATATCTTTAATCCCTGTCAGGGCCTTATGGGCTTTATGACTGCGGTGCAAAGTGTGTTATGGGAGCCGATCAAGAAGATTGAAAAAGGTTTTGTTCAAGGTTACTCGAAGCATGGTATGACAGATTTATTCCGTTCAAGAGTCAATGAAGGCATGAAGTCTATTTCGATAGATGGATCTGCTTTTGATTCTACTCAGACATCAGTGATGATGGAATGTGTAGATGACTAATTCTGGGATACTGTTTTGCCTAGCTTAAAGTCGCTTCTGGAACTGTGCAAGCAAGAAAATCCATATTTTACAGGTTCTGTAGATGCGGTGTACTAAAGGTTGAGTGAGGCGGTTCATGACAAGTTGACGGTCGTGTTCACTCATTTGCCTGAGGTTAATCGTAGATAATGGCCTGATGAGATTTGGAAAATATGGTGTCGCGACCATGCAGCGAATACTTATCGTGGGAAGGATCGGTTCTTCATAGAGAGTTCGTATATCTTCAATTAATTGAGGGGAACGACTTTCTCGGGGCATCCAACAAAAACCACTTTAGGTAATACCTTTAGATCTTTAGCTTATGCTTATTTTTATCTGGAGTAATCTGGAGTAAAGTAGCCATGGACTAAGTAAGATCAATGGGTTGCAGCTGCTGGAGACGATGTTGTGTTTTTCGTGCAAGCATCTCTAGCTAAAAAATTGGCGCATACTATCCTTGTTACTACTTCTAGGTAGAAAGTAGGGATGGTCGGGCTCGGGCAATGTGTCAGCAAGGTCTAGGTAAGGTATTGGTGGGATGTTGATTTTTGTTCTAAATGGGCATTTTCTCCATCTGGCAAGGTTCAGGATTGGCATTTCTTTAGAGATGTCAATAAGACTCTGTCGACACGAATTTACTATGCCAAGTAAAATGCTGCTATATTGCGTAATCCTGGATTGCATGCTAAAGCTTTGTTGTAAAGTATAGAAAGTGAAAAGATCTCTGTAATTCTAGAGGATCTCTTTAGGTATCGTTTAGATGTCTATTAGAGGAAATTTGGGATTTGTGGGGACTTTGATCTGACTGTGTTGAGCAATAAGTTGAAGTATCAGTTCGCGGATGAATAGGGAGGTTACTAGTGCGAGAATTAAATTTTGAGCAGAGTCGGGTATGGACTATCTAATTTATATGGAACGATTTTGAATCGAACCCTATAAGTAGGATTGGACTTACTGGAACTCTAGCGAGAGATTATGTATTCTGGTAGCCTTTCTGATGAGCTCGTATAGAAAAGCGGAAGTAGAAGCACTCTACTTTTGAAGGTCAATGGGATTGAAATAGTTCGCCGACCTAGTATGTTGAGAAAGGGACGCTCGTTGACTTCGCTTAGGCCAGTCTCGTGTGTTGTGTTGATAGTAGTCTGTAGGGAACTAGAACCCATGGTAATACAGATAGTCTATTAGCACACTGGTGATCCACCAGAAGTATCAGTTGATCGCAAGATCTCTTCCCACTGATTTCCCTTTTTTCAATATATCCGCTGAATCGAGACCGAGAAACTAGAGAAAACCGCATAGTGGGTTTTCAACGGTGTTTTCCTCTCGCTCTGAAATCCCGTGGGGTACCTGGAGATCGCTTT